CCAAGGATACCCTGGCCGCACTGAAGAAGAGTCTCTCTTAACCGACTTTGCCCGTCACGGGATCTATGATCCTGACATGCCGTTTAGATTGTATCTTTGGGAGGCCCGTTCCATTTTGGAAGGGTCCTTTTTGCGTGATGTCGACCAGAGACGTGAGCTGATGGAGCTTGCTGTCAACATTGCCAACATTCAGAACGCAAAGAACCCTAAGCGCTCTGTTAGAACTGGCTACAGGAATATTGACAAAGCCGAACAAAAGATTATCAAACGAAGCAGCGACGGGGCCACAAGAAAGCCTGATATAGAAATGGTCAAGAAACTCAATGCCGCATTTGGAGGTGGTAGCTAATGGCAAACGTAGTCGCAACATTTACAGCAGACATTGCGCCATTCCAGGCGGCCATGGGTAAACTATCAACCTCTGTTAAGGCTGCAACCGATGCGACGCAGACAACCGGCCAAAAGGTCGGCAATGTAATGACGGGAATTGGCAAGGCCAGCACCGTTGCGGGTGTTGCTATCGGCGCTATGAGTGTTAGCGCAATAAAGAGCTATGGTTCATTTCAAGAATCAATCAACAAGGCGGCTGTCATTGCTGGTTCCAGTAACAAATCTCTCAAAGGAGATATGAAGGATCTTGAAACAGAAGCTCTTTCGTTAGGAAAAACGTTGCCTATCAGCGCAGAAGATGCTGGTAACGCGATGATTGAAATGGCCCGAAACGGTGCATCAATCAAAGACCTAAAAACAGAGTTTCCAGCTATTGCTAAGGCCTCTGCGGTTGCCGGAGCTGATCTAGCGGGCACTGCTACTACGGTCCAGCAGGCCATGAACATCTGGGGTGGAGGCGCCAAGAATGCTGCTAAAGACTCTGCAATTTTGGCAAAAAATGCCAACATGTCTAATGCCGAAGTTGAAGACATGGGACAAGCATTTGCCAACGTTGGGTCAACAGCTGCGACTTTAGGAATTGGCATTAAAGACACCTCAACTGCAATCGGATTAATGAGTAATGCTGGTCTTGGGGCTGCACAAGGTTCCCAAGACTTGGCGCATGCATTAACCCTGATGGCAAGGCCGTCAAAAGTTGCGGCTGGTGAAATGCAAGAATTAGGCATCACATATACAGATGCTCAAGGTAAATTTAAGCCGTTCCCACAAATTCTAAAAGAAGTGGCTAAAGCAACTGATGGTATGTCTAAATCCCAAAAAGTTGCGGCATTGACTAACTTATACGGTGCTGCGGGTGCCAAAGCTATGCTGCCGTTACTTATTCAGACTGAGAAAAAGACTAAGAGCGGTAAATCTGGGTGGGAAGAATATTCTGATTCGCTCGGAAAAGTAAGCGGATCCGCACAAGCAGCAAACAAATATTTGTCAGACAACTCTAACAACATGACAAAAAACGTTGGGCAGTCCTTAGCACAGATGTCAGATGCCTTTGATGCGGTGATCAAAACTTCTATTGGATCTATTGCCCCTCAAATTCAGTCTGTTGCCAGTGCCCTAGGCGACTTTGCAACGTGGCTGAACAATACTAATGGTCCGTTACAAGCATTTGTTAAAGGCTTTATAGCTATGTCGCCAATCATTGCCGGTGTTCTTGTTGTATTCGGTCTGCTGACTAGCGGAATTGGGAAGTTGATATCCAATTTCAAATCGATCATCGGTGCAGTTAAAGCGGTAGGAAGTGGCACTAAAGCACTTTGGGGTTTAATGGCAGCTAATCCTATCGTGACTCTAATTGTGGTAATTGCCGCGTTGGTAGCGGGATTGGTGTACTTCTTTACCCAGACAGAGACAGGCAAGAAACTATGGTCGTCATTTATATCATGGTTGAAGTCTGCTTGGTCGGGCATTAAGACATTCTTTTCTGGTTTATGGAGTGGCATAGTCGGCATATTTAATGATGCGGTTAACGGTGTTAAAACGGGATGGAGTGCAGTGACATCATTCTTCTCAAATCTATGGTCGGGAATTGTCGACGGAGCAAAGTCTGCATGGAATGGTTTGACATCATTTCTTTCCGGTCTATGGAGTGGAGTAGTTGGCATTGCTTCTAGCATATGGGGAGGAATAAGCTCATTCTTTTCCGGATTGTGGAACGGTATTGTTTCTGCTGCAACGGCTATCTGGAACACGTTTGGGCCTGCCCTAACAACCATCTGGAACGGTATTGTTGAGATAGCCCGCGGGGTGTGGGAAGTGCTTAAGTCCGTTATTATGGGACCTATCCTGCTTGTTCTGGACTTCTTGACTGGTTCATGGACACAGCTAGGCAGCGACTTACAGCTCATCTGGCAAGGCATTGTCAATGGCGCATCCATGATATGGAACGGGCTGGTGACGTATTTCACAGGTATCTGGCAGGCTATTTCGACATATGCCTCCGCTGTGTGGAACGGACTAATGACGGCACTGTCAACCATCTGGAACATCTGCGTCAGCGCCGCCACGACGATTTGGGACACCCTAGTTGGGTTCTTCGTCGGACTATGGAATGGTATCACCTCTGCTGCATCTGCCGCGTGGAACGGCATTGTAAGCTTCTTAACGGGGCTTTGGAATGGTGCTGTGAACACAGCGCAGAGCATTTGGAACGCTATTCCAGGCTTCTTCTCCGGCCTATGGAATGGGGTTAAGTCGCTGTTTAGCAGTGCCTGGAATGGCATTACTTCAATAGTAAGCAACGCTTGCAGTAATATTGTCAACACTGCTAAATCAATCTGGAGCGGCTTCACCAACATCGTATCTACCGTAGTAAACGGCATAAAGAGTGGTTTTAACGCATTGCGTAACTTCAATCTTCTTGACGCAGGGCGCGCTATAATGGACAGCTTCTTCAGCGGATTAAAAGCCGCTTGGGGTAAGGTTCAAGATTTTGTTGGCGGGATAGCATCTTGGATCCGTAAACACAAAGGACCGATTAGTTATGACGCTAAACTCCTGATTCCTGCTGGTAATGCCATCATGGGTGGCTTGAATCAAGGCCTGCAAAAGTCATTTGGAGCTGTTCAGAAGACGGTATCCGGAATGGCAAGTGATATTTCTGACAACATGTCTGCAAATATCAACAGTCTGTCTATGGCCGGTACGCAATTCAGTTCGGGCGATGTCACGCAGTCAATTGATGCAAGTGAACGAATCACGCCTAACATCTACGTTCAAAATAACGTAGATAAGAACGGCATTAACAGCATGGTCAAGGAAGCAGACGCCAATGACGCAGCCGTTGGTAGTTACTTCCGACCGATTGGAGGGTAGTACATGGATCTATTAGTTGAAAAGCTTGATGGTAGCCGATACTACCTGAGCCAGTATAAGGTGCTGATTACTGATTTCGAGGAGTCGGCACCATCGGTCACTCGAAACAGCACGCAACTTGACCAGCGTAACGGCAACATCGACTTTGGCGGCTGGCACACCGACAAGACAATCAACATCACCGGCTACTACCGTGCTGACGACATGGACGAAGAAGAAATGCTTCGTGAGAGGCTATATGCGTTGCTTTCTGACCCGAATGGGTATTACATCACCCAGCTCAAAACAACGCCCAGCGTGTCGATGGAACGACCTGGTGAGACGTCTGGCGGTTACTATGATAAGTTGAAAGATTATCCGTCTCACAAGCGTTTCCTCGTTTACACGGAAGCACCAGAGATGGAGCTTGTTGGCAACGTTGGCGGAACGCTACTGTATAAGCTGAGCGCTGAGTTCAAAACAATGAAATTGCCGTACGGTGAGACCGTCGCAGAGGATATTAACCTACCAGGTAAATATGACAGTACGCCTATCAATTTACTGGTAGGCACGGCGACCCCATCGACACATCAAGGCACTGACAAAGCAAACGAAATTGCGGCAAACTACAACTTGGCTAGTGATTGGAAGTCGCACATTGCCGTGGGCGACAATGTGACTGTTGAATTCGATTGGGCGCTAAACGGCACGTGTGACAAAATAGGCCCGCAATTCGGCGACGCCCCGTGGGCGTTTGGTATGCCGCTGGCATCGCCAGTCACTGCCACCGGGCACTACAAATCAACGTTTACCGCTGACGCGTCACTTCTGGCAACCACTGCTACGCGCATTCAAACACGGGTTGATTTCCTGTCCGGGACAATTACCGTTAGCAACATGCGCATGTACCCCGGTACTTCCGCACCGTGGTCGCCCAACCCATCGGAATTGGCGTATGACGTCCTCGACGGTACGGTGGCTATCCCGTATACGGGAACGGTGCCATGCAAGCAGGTGGAGCAAGGCTTCTCTATCCAGCTGACCGCCACTGGCTCAGCTTCGTCATTGTCATTCAAGGTTGATGACACAGAGCTGACCTACAGTAATGCAGTTGCGGCTGGCGATGTAATCCTACTAAGCGGCTTTAGCTATACCCAAAATGGGCTGAGTATCGTCAGCAAGACGAACAAGGCCTATTTTATTTTGCAACCAGATAAGCCAAACAAGATTACTTGCAACGTGCCCGGCACAGTCCGGATTCTCGGTTTCCAAAATCTATACGCATAGGAGGCGTGATTTTTGATTACATTCACAGACGTTGAAAACAATGAATATCAGGCCCAATGCGAGATTGAGAAGACCGATGCAGTGAATGGCGAGAAGTCACTATCTGGCACGATTTATTTTGGTCAAGACGTCAAAGACGATATCAGCAAAGGTTGGACGCTAACATTTCTCGATGAAGATTATGTAGTGGTGACCTATACGAAGAATGACAAGGACAACACAGTAGCATTTAGCGCTGTGCAGGCGTTCTTCTACAAGATGAGTAAGACAGGTTTTTACGAGACGTGGAATGGTTCACACCCGTTCACTGACTATCTTGATGCTCTTTTCGCCGGTACCGGTTATATTTACGACAATACAGCCACGGTTGCAGCTTTCGAGAAACAGGACTGGGGCATGAATGACCGGCTGACAATGTTCAATGACATCATCGATCAAGCAAACGTTGAGTTCTACGTTGAAGGCACAGCAGTTCATGTTGTCCCTGCAATGGGTTCTGATCTATCGACCATCGTTCGCAAGAAGTTCAATCTTGATACTGCCGAAATCCAGACCGATAATACTAGCTTTGCCACTTACGGCCGTGGCTATGGCGCCTACAGCAATCCGGACGACACCACAAGCTCACGCTTGGAAGTCGAGTATAAATCGCCGCTGTATGACTATTACTACCCGAAGTTTGGCGCCATTGAAGCTGTTCCCGTTGCTGATGAACGCTATACGATTGCCGACAATTTGCTTGCCGCTGTGAGAGATAAAGTTGACAAGAGTTGGGCTATCTCGCTTACCCTTAATCTTGTTGACTTGCAATCTGTTGGATACAAATACGCGATGGCAAACCCCGGTGACTACATCACAGTGATTGATGAGAACCTTAACTTCAGTGATGAAGTAAGAATCATCAAGGTGACCAGCAATTATGATATTCGCGGCACACGAACCAAGACAGAGGTTGAATGTGGTAGTTTATCTTTTGCTGAACAGCAGAAGACATCACAGTCAACGCTATCAAATGTGGCTGCTGGCAAGATTCCAGTCCCCAATGAATGGCTAACGTCGCAAGTGCAGTTAGCTACTAACAACTTGCTGGCTGCTAGAACTGAACTTAGTTTTACTGACCAGGGAATCATTGCAGTTGATAAGACCGACGCTAACAAAGTAGTGATCCTAAACAGCGCTGGCGTAGGTGTGTCCACAGATGGTGGCAAGACCTTTAAATCCGCGATTACTGCTGATGGGGTGGTCGCCGATAGGCTATACGGGAACTTGATTAAAGGTGTCAACTTCCAGACCACCAACGCCGATAACGGCTTTTCGATTACACTTACAGGCGGGCATATGCTATTCACTAGCAACGGTGCCAACCTCGGAACACTAACTTCCGCCGTGGATGCTGCGACCAATGTTCCTGACGGCATTGTACTAGCGAATGGTAGTGGCCAGGAGCTGGATATCAGCCAAGGCGGCGGCCCCGGGGGGAGCGCGGGTACTTATAACCCGATATTCCGTATCCCCAAAGAATCAACTTACGATAACCCACTCTATAAGCTCTTTGGACACTGTCGCAGTAGCATTGCCTTCGACATTAGCGGTGGCGCGTGGATAACCAATAACGGTGTGATAGAATTTTCTGCCAATAATGGCTCCGGTAATCAGTTCGAAGTTAATTCTAGCGGTGCCGCAGTGCTAGGCAATTTTACCGTTTACAATGGGACAAAAAACGCGGCGTCTGTTACCCGAGATGGGATTAGGCTAACTCCAGCATACGAAACTGCTGAAAACTATGTTGGCGACATTGGCGAGGCAGTAATCGGCGATGAAAAAACTTTAGTTGTTAATATTGACAGCATTTTTGGCGATGTTATTAACACGGATAGAGCATATCAGGTTTTCATCACACCATACTCAAATGCTAAATTTTGGGTTTCAGACCGCTCGCCAGATAGCTTTACCGTTACCAGCGACACTGCTGGAGCTAAGTTTACCTGGGAAATCAAAGGCAAGCGGCGTGGCTATGAAGATGACCGATTGGTTAAATCTGATATGGACTACAGCGAATTGCAAAGCATGATTGAAAGCAGTGCAAAGGAGGAGAAAATTGACGATTAGAAAGTACAATTTAAATCTAGATGTTAAGGACCAGTCGTTTGCGCCGCAGATTATCACGCGTCAAGGTGATTCTACAGGCACAACGCAGCTTAACGTGTCTGTCACTGATAATGGATCATCAGTTGCATTTAATGGCACACCACAATTCCGTGCACTCACGTCTATTAGTAAGCTAGTGATTGTGGATAGCAACAATTTTAGCAATGTCGAGCCTGATAAAGGGACCTTTACCTATGACATTCCTAGCCAAGTGCTTGTGGAGCCAGGAAGATTATATGTGGCATATTTTGCCATTACCGGCAATGACGGTGTAGAATCCACGCTCGGTCTAACTATTTACGTGCAACAGGCAGCGGATTTGAATCCTGCAAGCTATGGAAATTATGTCTCATCAATTGATGGCGTTATTAAATCCACACAGGATGATATCACTGATTTACAACAAGCAATTAAAACAGCTCAAGACGAATGGGCGGCAGGAAACTTTGTGTCCATTACCACAGCGCAAACGATTAGCGGTTCCAAGACTTTCACCGCACCTATTAATGGCGCCCTAGCAACACGGGCAGCAACTTTTACAGATTTTGCTGATGTTGCAGCACACATGGATACGTACGCTGGTAATTGGTATGTTAAAGATACTGCCATAGCAAATTCACCGGTGGCGAACATGTTGTGGTATGCGGTTGACGTCATTCCTGGCAACGCGGGCACCGTTGGGGTTATCCGTGTTAGTCAATACGGTAAAAACGCGTATTTTGCGATTCCAAATAACACCGTGCTAGGGACATGGCATAGAGTGGCCACTGACACGGATATCGGAAGCGTTAATAGTAGCATTGCCGCAGTTAATGCAAGCGTGGCAGCAATTACGCCAACTATGGCGTCTGGAAGCAATGCAGGTATAACCTACTTAAACGGGTGGGTTAAAGATGCCAATTCACCAATAACGTACCGCTTGACTACTTTAGGTGCTGTTACTATGATTCAAGTTTATGGGTGGGCATCGGGGCCGGCTTTAGCCCAGAACAATGGTTCGGAAATCTTACAGTTGCCTGATAACGTGGCTAAATATTTTTCCAGTGCTACAAGTTACATTTCAAATATCGGGCGTGCGATTAACCGCGCTATATCCGGTAACGTCTCGGTTGGTTCAAGCGGAAGACTCAGCGTCCAAATTTACGGGTCTGTAACGTTAAGCGCAGGAGATGGCTTTTACGTAGATCTTCTTGTAATTGCACCCACAATGTAGAAAGGGAGGACCCCGAATGACAAAGGTTATATATAAATTCGACGACAGTAACGAGTTCGCTGGTTCGAAAGTCGTTGACGATGATTACGCAGTGTTGGCTACTGAAACCGAAGTCGCTCCCACGCCTGGGCTGTACACGCCTATCACTTGGGACGGCAAGCAGTGGCAAGGGACGGATGAGGCGACCTACCAGGCACGTGTGGACGCGGAGGCCGCACAGTACCTTGCAGACCACCCAGTGACGCCGACCGCGACGGACACCGCAATCGCGCAACTCGCGTATCAGCGGATGCAAGACCAGGCAACGATTAGAGATTTACAGACGCAAAACGCACAAATCGCATACCAGCTAATGACAGTACAAGGAGGTACAAACTAATGACTTATCCAGACTTTAGCGCAATCAAGTATTTTTATGGCCTCAAGCTATGGACTGACGATATGGTCGGCCAAGCGGTCAATTTCAAGGCCATCACGGCCGACCAGTACAAAGAGCTGACCGGCAAGGACTACGCGGCCGCAACCAGCGAGGCACCAGCGGTCACGTCGGCTGCGTCTGATAGCTCCGCACCGGCAGCTTCATAAGGGGGCGTGTTGATGTGCTCGGCACAATTACTTCAGACGAGTACAAGACGATTACTGGCGAGGATTACGTTGCGGCGTAGTCCTTTTTGTATGTATGAAGAGAGCCGCAGGCGCTGCTGCAACAAATTATCACTGTGGTGAAGCATATCAATAAGTTAAAGTCAATGGAGGTGGCTATGTGGCTGATAGAGAAGATGTAAACGAGCTGGAGCTGTTGATGGACATTCAGCAGCGATTGACTCGCGTAGAAGCTAACACGAGTGGAGTTAGCGATACGATGAAGCTGGCAGATAAAGCCTATACGCTCAGCAAACAAAATGAAGCAGATGTTAATAAACTACAGGAAAACAGTCAATGGTGGTCACGCACAATGTGGGTGGCTATTATTTTGCCCGTGGTTTTATTTTTAATTGAAAGTTTCTGGCTAAAATAGGAGGACGTTATGACAATCAATAATTTTGCAGAATTGGTGACTAGTTTGGCAGTAGTTACATTGCCGGTGATTGCGGCGTGGTTATCTAAGTTCATCAAGAAAAACAAGACAGCGCAATCACTGCTAGAAATTTTACCAACCTTGGCAAAAGATGCGGTAGTTGCAATGCAGAAATTGGGTGTATCGCGATACATTGATGGTGCGGTTAAAAAGTCTAATGCGGCCAAGATAGTAGCTGATGCGTTAAGCAATCTCGGCTTTAGTAAGACGGATGATGAAACAATCAAGAATGCGATTGAAAGCGCGTACGCCAGTCTGTTGAGCGATGGTACCTTGGCGCAATACACACAGGCAGAGCCTGATAGCAGCGACTCCATGGCCGCAACGGAGGCTGATCTAGCATCTTTAAAGCAGACACTAACATCCGCTGCAGCGGTTATTAATTCGCTAGCTGACGCCACCGTCCAGTCATCAACACCAGCACCCGCTGACGGAGGTGATTCCAGTGCGGCACAAGTTTAACAAGTGGCTCACGGCCGTAGCGGTTATCGTTGCGGCCTTTATTGTGGGCACGGGGGCGGTTAACAGCACCCATGCGGCAAAGACGTACGGCCCCGATTGGTCAAAGTACCAGGGCCCATATGGCACCTACGCACGCAAGGACGACAAGTTTGTTGTCTCCCAGATTGGCGGTTACTACAACGGGTCGTTTATTCCACAGGCCACGTACCCAACGCAGATTGCCAGCGCCACCGCCGCAGGTAAGTACGGGCAAACGTACATCTATGCAGAGTTTTCTACGCGCGCACAGGCCGATGAAATGCTGGCCTACTACCTGCCAAAGGTACAGACGCCAA